TTATTTTACGCGGGTTTGCGGTGTTGTCTCTGGTGTTGTCACTGTTGTCACCCTGGCGCACGTAGCAGCACCCGTGGCAGCGGCAAAAATGCCGCTTTTTTGTTTTGTAATGCCGGCGCCTGCTCTTGGTTTGTAGTATGAATCCATTGTCGTAGTTACCTTTTTGTGTCCAAGGTCTCTTGCAACCTCGGAGACCGGGATTCCGCCGTCAATGAGCACGCTTGCATAGCTGCGGCGACAGGCGTGAGTCGGGTTGTAGTCTACACCGGCGGCTTTACAGAAAATCTGAAATCTCATGTTGAGGTCTCGCTGGTTTGCAATTTTTCCTGTTTTACTACTTACCACATACGGGGTGAGGATTCCGCATTCTACCTGTCGTCTTTTAATCTCATTGAGCCAGAAAACCGCCTCGTCTGTCAATCTGATTACGCGGGCGCTTCCCTCTGTTTTTGGTGTACTCATACCCTGTACGTGTACTCCGGCTTCGTAATCTCTGTAACTGGTGAGGGTTTTGCTAACTGTGAGAGTCTTTCTTTTTGCATCAAAATCTTTCCATTCCAGGCTGCAAAATTCCCCGGCGCGGCATCCTGTGAAAATCATTGCCATTAATACAGCGCTGTATCTGTATTTTTTGTTTTTGTCCCACTCTTCTACTGCGGCGTGGTGAAGTGTCTGCAATTCTGCATCGCTCCACGCTTTTGACTCGCGGGAGCGGGTTTTATCGCAGAGCCCTTGATTAATTGTCACGGTAGTCATATAATTAACAGTAATGTATCCCATAGAGATTGCATAATCCAGAGCCATTGAGATTTCGCTCCGGATGTGTCTGATGGTGTTGTAGCCTAGCCCGACTTCAACGCCATCTTTTTTCTTTTCACGGGAATTGATTAAATCCGCGATAATGTTCTTGCAGTCCTGCAGCCTAATTTCCGTGATTTTGAGTTTTGCAAAGCTCGCGTTCTTGATATGGTTTTCATAGTGAGAGTGATAACCGGCCAATGTCTGCTTTTTGACATCCTGCTTTTTCTTCATCCATTCCTGCATCAGGTCAGACAGAGTGACAGGCGCTGTGCTGGTTCCGTTCTCTACCGCATCGCAAACGGCGTCCAGCCATTTCTTTTTGCATTCTTCCTCTGTTGTCGCCGTTACCTGGTGGCGTTTTCCATCTCTTGAATATTTTGCCGGGATATTGCAAATATATTGTGTTTTTCCCTTTCTTTCGTGTTGAGTTATCTGCGGGGCGATAATGTTTTGTTCCATTAATTTCTCCTCCTGAATCTTCATTATCGCCGCGTTCGCTGCCTCTATTGTCATTATACCCGCATTAACCATCTCATTCAACATTTCCACTGTAATCTGCATAACATATGCCCTCCAAATTTTTATTTGGAGGTAATATGCTGGAATTTTAAAAAACGCAGCGCGGAAAATAAAAAAAATAAAAACCGGGGATTTTTTGTCCCCGGTGATAGTATTTCTTCCTATATAATGTATATTTAGGGCCGGCGTTGCCGACTCATTCCGTTTTATACTCTTGTTACACAGTTGACTGTCAGGCATATCCAGCCGGCTCCGCTCTTTAATCTGCCCCAGCCGTTGCGCTCTTCAACAATTGTGAACTTGCCCTTGCCGGTATATCTGCCGGTGAATGCATAATTTGTGCCAGGTCCTCTACGGATTCTCAGGTCATTTGCGGTGACTTTGACCTGGAACGTTTTCTTTTTGGTGGTGGTTGTGGTTGCCGTCTTTGAATCTGTACCAGTACCGCCGGCTTTCACATCATAATCAGTGAGTTTGTATTGCTCAATTATGCGGCATAACTGGCTAACATAATTAACATCTGTCGCATAACCGCCATTTTTGATAATGGTAGCAGCCTTTTTGTAATCTTTACAGCCTTTCAGTCCCTCGTAGCGTAATTTGTTCCCGTTCTTTGCTCCTGCCAAATATGCTGAGTGGTCGCCAATGCTACACTGCAAACAGTCATATACACGGAAATCGGCGACAATTGAATAGCTCTTGCCGTCTTTGGTCTGCTCTCCGGTTTTCATCGGAATTGTCTTGACACCGTCCCATTTGCTGCCCGGCCAGGTGTTGCCGGAAAGATTTTTTTTCATACCGAATGCGTTATTTGCGTTTTGAGTTAACTTTGATTTGCCCCAGCCAGATTCCAGGATAAATTGTGCCATAGATACGCTCGCCAGTATACCGGTCTGCAACTGGTCTTTTGTGAACAGTGGGCCGACTTTCTTGATTAATTCCGCCGGTGTGAGGTTCTTTAACTCTGTCGCCTGCATTCCCTCTGTCTGGAGGTCATTTTTGTAAATAACCTTTCCGGATTCATCAAAAACGGAATATCCGGCCGGGCACGCCAGCTTGGCATTTTTCAGATATGCATATGCGCCAATCTGACTTGCGGCATTCGCCCAGGTTTTTCTTACACGATATAATTTCTGCGGTGCTGCAGGTGTGGTCGCTACGTTTTCGGCTCCCTGAATTGCTTTCTTAAATCTCGCCCAATCCTTATGTGCTCGGATTGCAGACGGGCAGTTTTTAGCGCATGCGTCGTAATGCTGGATTACATGGTCTGCATCAACGTTATATTTTTTCATTAACTGCTTGCACACGTCAACAGCGTTCAAGAATGCTTTTTCGTAGTTGTAGCCAGCCTGAACGCAAACCTCAATTCCGATTGTGTTTCTGTTATTTGCGATACCAAACAGCCTTCCGCCGTAATTTACCCCGATATGCCACGCTCCGCGACTATACGGTGTGGCCTGATATGCGCCGGTGTCGTCAACATATACATGTGCTGAGTATCCGCTAAAATTCCCGTCATGCTGCGCTTTAGCATGACATTTTGCATTCGCCCCATGATTATAATTATCGGTATTGTGGACACATATGTATTTCACAACCTGATTATCGTATGAATTTTGATTACTGATAAAATCAGTGTTTATTTTTACACTCATCTTTCGTTACCTCCTTATATATAGAAGGAAGGCGCTCAGGCGCCCTCCACTTCTGGTAGACTTGTTGTTGCAGAGGTTATCAGAGATGCGATACCTGATAATAGCGTTGCACTGCCAATCATCGCCCAATTAACCTCCTGTAGCGTTACTGCTGAACCTGCCATTGACAAAAATGTCTGGCACATTGTTTTTATTGCTCTTTCAGCAGCCGCAGCCGCCCAACATTTTTTGCAATGTTTTTCATTAATTTCAGGTAATCCTGCTGCTGAGGTTGCCATAGAGAGGATACCTGTCAGCACTGTTGAACTGAGTAACATTAGCCAATTTACATCCTGTAGAATGACCGCTGAACCCATAATAGAAATTGCCGACTGTCCCATAGTACGGCATGCTCTAGCACATGCGGCCTTTAACCATATCTTAAATCTCTCTTTCATCGGTTATACCTCCTCGGCGTATTCCTCGCCCGTAATTTCCATATATTCCTCTTTTGTAATCCAGCTCTTCACAACCGCATCATGAACGCGTTTTTTGCTCCACAATCCGCGGTCATAGAAATTTTTCACTGTTTTAAATTTCTTACTCATAGCATCATCCCTCCAGATTTGTATCTGTCATCATTGCCAGATATTCAATATCAGCGCTGTTTTTGTCCGTTTTTGCAGATATCTTTTTTAACTTGTCCTCGGTTGATTCCGGTTCTGTCTCAATCAAAATACTTGTTTCGGTGTACTCTCTCCCGCTGCCGAGAGGGTCAATCGCCTCGGCATAGTGTACGCCATTGCGTTCTATGTAGAATCCTGCGTCTGAATATGTTCTTGCATAACTTTTGTCGTTTATTTTTACTGTTTCTGAAATAATCATTGTTTTTACCTCCTTTCATACTGACGGGCGGCGGTTCCCGCCACGTCTACGTTTACACTCCGACAATTTTATTGGCGTGTATTGTCCAGTTTGTTGCGGCTTTCCATTCGTCCACTAATGCTGCAGGAACTAGAATCTGCAGGTCGGATGCGCAGTCCGAAAATGCACTTGCAGATTTTAGTGCTGGTACCGCTGTACAGTGCGTAAAATCAACGGTTTTTAATGATTTACAACCGCTAAATGCATAATCATCAATCGCAGTTATCTGTCCTAATAGCTCAACATTGCACAGTAAATTGCAACAATACATAGAGTATGAATTTATTTTTGTGATTCCTGCTGGAATTGATAGCGAATTAATCGCATCACGCGACAGTGAATATAGTGCAATTAGGTCTGCATTTTTAGGTATACAGATTCTACGCAGCGCCGCATAATAAAACGCATTTTTATATATCTTTATTACTGATGGCGGAATTGATACTGCTGCTAGGTTATTGCAATTTTCAAAAAAATTCATGTTAATTTTTGTTGCGCCTTGTGGAATTGTAATGTATTCAATTCCACATGAACTAAATCCATAATCAACATCAAAATTCATATCCTTCGTTATAGAGATAGTTTTTAATGAACGCAATTCCTGAAAACAATATTTTGATAAAAATACATTTTTGCCAATCTCAATTTTTTTGACAGCATCAGTGTATATGTCGTGCTGATATGAATTCGTGAGGCCATCCTGCACAATGCAGGAACCGTGACCCAATTTGATTGACTCTCCATCTGCTAAATGGATTGCGATTACGTATGTTCCAGCGCTATTATACGTATGACTTGCGCTTGATGCATACGTATTTATGTCGCTAATTGTTTCACTCTCATGGTCGCCCCAGTCAATCACTGTTCCGGCTATATGCTTTAAAAAATTAAATTCAATCTTGAATAGCGTTCTCTCGTTATTCGGTAGCTCAATATATATTCGTGTGGCTCCGTCATCTGTAATATACAACGCCCCAACATCCGCCGCATCTGCATTGGCTATAACCTCCTCCAGGGTGTAATTCCAGCCCTGGAATATCAGCCCGTCGTGTTCCGGCGGTGTTGGCAATTCTGTAAGTGCTTTCGCCTCTGCCTCTGTATATGCGGCAATGAGGGTTCCATCATAATCAAAAAAATTCACGTCTGACGGCTGAACCTCTACTGCCGGCGCACTACCTCCGCCGCCGGCTGTAATGCTTTCAATCTCGGACACAAACTCCGCCGGGAATGTTAATTTTTCGCTTTTACCTGTTTTTTTTCGGATAGAATCGGCAACCGCTGTGAGAGAGGAATCTTTAACTGATAGTGTCCTTACCATTAGTATGCACCTCCCTCTGCTGCTGAGATTGTGATATCAATCTGTTCTGTTCCGTCATAACTGTATGTATCGCCGCCAATAGAGATATTGAGGGCTTTATTTGCTGTCTGCTCCGGGATATCCAGAGAAACGGCCGTTGTTCCGTCGTATGTGTAGACCTTGCCACCGCAGGTTATAGAGAGTGCCTTGTTCTCTACTGCTGCCGGAATTTCCAATGTTACAGGCTCTGCTCCGGTATATGTGTATGTTGTCTCTCCAATTGTAATTTTTAACGGCTGTCCTTCTGCCGCTGCTCCGCCTGTTGTTGTGATTGGAATGGAAATAGCTGTCTTTCCGTCGTATACGTACTCCTGACCGTTAACAGTGACTGTCAGCTTTTTCAGGGATACTGTACCGCCAGAACCGCCGCCGGATAATCCTGCAAAAAAATCTTCAATTATATCGGCAATATTTACAACTGACCCATCCTCTTTAACGAATCTGCCGTTACGCGGCATCATCATATCTATATCTTGTTTTTCACCTGTATCTGTTCCACCGAATAAATCCGCCAGATTAACGGTACTTCCGTCCTCTTTCAGCATTCGGCCTGTTCCTGGTGCCATCATAAAAGAACACCTCCTGTATTTTTTTTTCTTCATAATTGTCTATAAATAATATGACAAATAAAATTTATTTTGAAATTCAAAACCCCGGATTCCTCCGGGGCTCTTTCAGTCATCATGCATCAAATGTGAGATGCCGGCGGCGGTTAGTGCCCGACGCTGGTCCTCTTTTGTTTTCTGTGCTGCCTCCAGTGCGGCGTGCATGTCGCCGTTGCAGTGTGCGCTGGGGATTCTACTGATGGCAGTGGCCGTGCTTATTGATAAATCCATTGCCCCATTGAGTGACTCCAGAATTATCCGCTGCAATGCCTCTTGCCGCTGTTCCTTTTCCTCTCTTTTTTTCTCCATCTTTTCAAATCGTTTTTGCATCAGTCCAACGACCAGACCAATGATGACCGCTGAAAATCCGGATTCTATCACTATCATTTTTAATATTTCGTCCATTTTGTTCTTCTTCCTCCGTCATAACTGAATCTGTATGACTCTGTAATCATTATTCCCGCTTTTGTCCGTTTCTTTTGATACTGCCATTACATATAAAACCCCTTTCGCATCATCTAACCAGTAAGAGCCCGGCCGCTGCGGGTTATATACTACATAACCGCCAAAATCATCTCCCGGCAGGTATAGAGGCTTGCCCGCATCCTCAGGTGTCGCGCCGTGTGTGATGGTGGTGTCCACTATGTAATACTGCCCGCCGTAATAAAAAACATTTTCCGGCAGGTTTTGTCCCAGGATTGAGTTATTATATCCGTCCTGGTCGTATGCTCCCGCCTCTGCATCTCGCGGTTTTGCAGCAAGATATAATGCATTGCTGTGAGTGCTGTTATATATGAGATAATCCCCCGCAATATAGAACCGGCGCCTCAATTCTTTTGTGTCGTATGTAACTAACCTCTGAGCGCTCGCAAAATGCGTTCGGATAACCTCTCCAGTCAGTGTTCGCTCCGTAATCCGTCCATATGCCGACGCTGTGTTTTTGGTATATGGCTTATCTCCACAAACCATAACATCGCCGCATACAGACAATACCGAATAATCCTTATCTGTTACCAATATCTCGTCAGAATTTCGCATATATGCCAGCGTCTGCCGGTTAGAAACGCCGCTCGGCTGCCCGTCCGTGTAACCAATCGGCATTCGTATAGGGGTAATGCCTGCCCCGCCGCCGTCGGTCAGTGCGTTTGGATATGACGCTAGGTGCTTCGCAATAGTAGTGCTGTGACCCTTCCATTGCTCCGCTGTGTCAGAGAGAATAGGTTCAAACCAATGATATTCAAAATCATCTCCGGCGCCCTTCACTACAAAATCCGGTATATCATGCGCCACTTGCGCCACCCCGCTGCCTGATACGGACTGTGTCACATACATCGGTGATTCACTCCACAATAGCCGTCCGCTCTCTCTATCTGCAAAACAAGACGCAAAAGAAGAGGAAAAAAGAACGTTTTTGCCCGTTTTGTCGTAGAATTTCGCCGCTGTGTCATCCGCAGCCACATAGCCAGGGCATAGCAGCCCGCCGCGGGTGAATCGGTAGCCCATGAGGGTCGTATCCGCCAGCAGAGCCGCTGCTGCACGCTCCCAGATGAGTTTTGCACCGTGAAAAATCTGCTTTACATTATCCGGCGGGGTGATTGTCCGCCCGCCGTAATAAATCTCGTATTTCATATACCGCAGTCTCCTTATGATTTTTCTGTGTCGTCGTAGACATAATAGATTGTATCGTCGCGTTTTTCTGAAAGTTTAGTGTATTCTGTCTTGGAAATGACCTTGCAGGCTCTGAGTTTTGTGAGGCTGCTGCCGTCGGAAATGAAGGGCATGCTCGCCGATACCTGATTTGCTAGAATGTTCGCATTCAATGCGCTCTTGTCTGATGTCGGCACAACAGTATTATATGCCTCATTCTGTGCGCTCATTTCGCATTCAATCGTTTGTGTGCTACTGAATGTGATTGTGCGCTCCATTATATATGATTTAACAACCAGAGTACCGTTTTTGTATACGTGGATGATTGACCCCATTGGGATTGTCGGGTCGGATAAAACTTTAATTTTGTACTCCTGGCAATAATATTCCTCGCCATTAGTCAGGCACATTCTCGCCGTATCAAATAGACCGGCCGGCAGATTATTTACGCTATATTTAGAACTTGGTGTTCCATATTCATCGCATTCATATAATTCATTAATCCAATCCTGATTACCAATAACAGGGTTATTGGATATGGTGTAAAAATTGTTGTAATAATCTTCGTCCTGCGTTGTCTCGCCGGTTGTATAAAAAATGTTTGTCTTTGGTTCGGATGTGAAATATTTTGGTAGCCATACATGCCCCGGTGATGCCTCAAAATCATCCGGGTTATAACTGTTTATGCGGTAGCACTCGCTGCCGCTGGCGCTGTCCTGAACCTGAATATACTCCAAATTCTCTTCACCATTTAATATGCCGAATCGCTGCGTGCATAATGCAAAATCCCGCAGCAGGTCCACTCCGTTCTCGGCGTTGATTTCAACATTATCCGGGTAATAAATGTTCTTTGTCCACTCCGGCAGGGTATCTTTTTCACCCAATAACAACTGCGTTGATGCAATCAGCCGCTCTACGCTATACCATGAGAGGTGTTTTTTCTCCGCCTTTACTGCCGCTAATCGTTTCTGAATATAATCCCATACATTGTTATTTCTCACTCTATACAATCTATCATATGCAGTAACGGTATAATGCCCCGGAACGCTGTCCGGCTCGGCTGTCTCAATATACCCTGTAAATAGTCTTGTTTCCTCATCTGTTAGAATCGTTGTCAATTCTCCATTAACATAGACTGTCGGCGTGATTGTGAGGATAATCTTGCCGTATGGCGCTTTGTCTATGAATTGGTCAGATATACACTCAAATGATAACTTTGACGCATTAAACCCGCCCCAGATAAAATACTGCTCGCTGCACAATGTCTGAGTTAATTTAACAGAACCCCTGACCAAATTCGCGTGAGTTAACGGCTCAAATTGTTTTTTGCTATCCAATGAGTCTATGGACTGAATTGATATAATGATTGGATTTTCCCTCACATAATCCGGCGAAAAATGTTCATTATTATAAAACTTGTCAATCAATGATAGCCACCTCCGTAAACTCAAACGATATCGGGTAATAGAACACCCGATGAGGTCCAACTTTTGACACTGTATATATCAGCGGCTCTAATGTAAAATATTTATCGGTCACATATGAATCTGTGCTCGGGTCGTAGAATTTCAGCTTGTATGCATTTTTATTCAGGTCACCGGTTGTGACCCTGGCGTCCTCCAGGGCCTCCTGTATCTTCCCGACATCTATGTCGCTAAGATTGAAATTTTTTGCCGTATCAAATTCAATTGTCGCCGATTTGTTCTGTGTATACACTGTATGTCTCACATTGTCGTAATCTGGCTTGTCGTAAATTTTTTCTTTATTATTGCCGACTTTGTATGTCTCGGGCTGGATATACGTATTAGGTACAATCCAGTCTCCAATTTTCAACAGCCATCCATCATATGCCATTGTTATCACCTCCGATATCAGTACGATTCAGAACGCCCGGTTATTCTACTGCGGTTTTTTGCGTTCTTTTTGTTTGATTCACTGATTTTCTTGCTATCCAGATATACAGGGTTCACAACATTAACGACGACATGTCTCCTATCGGTGATTCGTAAATCATCATTATTTGATGATGCCTTTGTTTCATTTCCGGTGTGTCCGGTTGTCTGCCGTGCGCTGTCTAACTGTGCAGCCGCTACCGCCTTTCTCGCCGTTTTTTGCGCCTCTATCTGGTCCGCCTTGTTCTGCAATACAACCTGCAGGGCATCTGTAATGTCTCCGGATATAGTGCCGTTTTTGATAGCCTCCATTGCCTCGTTGATTGCATCAAATAGACCGGCGGTTGTCTCTATTCCGAATTCATACCATGAATTGTAACCGTCCGCAATTCCGGCGGATATACCCTGTGCATAATCAGTGAGTAGATTTTTAACATTATCATTTACACCCGTGGTGTAGCTTTCATACTCATTGAATGTCTGCTGGAACTGTCTCAGCTCCTCGTCTGATGCCAATGCTAGAGAGTGTACGTAATTCAGACCCGCCTGACCCTGACTCGTGAGGTAATCAATAAAATCGCTGCTAACTCCTCTTTTTTGCAGCTCGTCCAACTCCTGTGTATAGTTTTTCATAGATGAGAGCGCCCAGGACATATTTAATTTCATTTCGTTGCGGTTTGTGTTCGTATATGCATCAATGAGGCTTGAACGGTCGCCGAATAATGAAAAACTTGAGAGATTACTCTGCATTGTGTTCTGAAACTCTTGAACCTGTGCAGCTGCTGCCGCTAATTGGTCGCGGATAATATCAGACGGGTCAGCATCCTTTAACTCCTGCATTTTGGTTGTATATGTAGCAACGGCATTTCTCACAGTGTCCGTTACCTCCTCCGCCGAATCGCCAATCTGTTCTGATGAATCACTAATGCTATCGGATGCATCCGCCGTTGCGTCTGCCGCCTTTTTGGTTGCCTCGGTACTGTCCTCCAGTGATAGCGTCCAATTGCCGTTTTTGTCTTTAATAATTCCGTATTCCTTGGATAATTCGGGGAACATATCGGAAAACTCGTCATATTGCTTTTTAGCGTCCTCAAATGCCTCTCCTGTGTCCTTTACCGCATCGGCGGCATCCTGCGCCGGTTTTACTGCATCATAGAGTTCTTTGAACTGCCATAATGCCTTCATTTTTCCGTCGGTTCCGCCTATGCTCGTAATTGAGTTGATGGTTAATTTTATTTTATCCAATGTTGTGAAATTTTCATCCAGATTCTCCCGCATCTCCTGCTCGGCGTTTTGTGCAGCTGACTCTGCCTGCTTGTTCGCAATCTCCGAATCTGCCATAATCTGTGCATAGGCGTTTCTCTTTTCAATGATTACCTGTGCAATGAGATTTTTATAATCTTTTGTGATTATATTTTTTAGGTTATTGAATTCTGTTGATGATAATCCCAGCAGTTTCCCGGTATCATCAATATAATCATTTAACTCCGGGACATTGCCCGCCAGTGCTTTAATAGCATTGTTTAACTGATACGTCTGGAATTCAGTCAAATGTTCTTTATTTCTTGCACCCTCCAGGATTGTGAGATATTCCTGCATTTCACTCGCATTTGCCATTCCTGTCGTGTAATTGGTGTCTGCGGTTGATACAGCATCATTGATTTTATTTTTTGCCTCAACTACCAGGTCAACAAAACGCGTCACCTCGGTAACCTGCGGTTCTATCGCATCCGTAATATCGTTGATTGCATCTGTAACTCCATCAACAACCCCGGTTAATGGACCGCCGATATATGAGTACACAGCGTTCCCCAATCCTTCGGCGGCGCTGGAGAGGTTTTTCATAGAACCAGAGAGATTATCATTCATAGTTTTACTCATACTCTCGGCGGCCCCGTCGCAGTCCTCCAATTGTGATTTGTAATTGCGGATATTATCAACGCCCTCTTGCAGAGCCATATTAACGCCGGTAATTGAATCATCCGTAAAAACTGCTGATAACGCCGCCGCACGGGCTGCTGTTCCCATTCCGTCCGTTGCAGTCTCTACGTCTCCCAGAATGTCTATCAGGTCTCTGAAATTACCATTCGCATCCTGCACCTGTACTGTCGTATCGCCAATTGTAATTGCCCCGTCCTGCATCTTAGATGTGACGTCTCTCATGATGGCCCGTAATTTTGTACCGGCCTCACTACCCTTGGCTCCGGCATTTGAAAATGCTTCAAGAATTGCAGTTGTTGTCTGCATACTCTGCCCCGCCGCATTCATATTTGCGGCAGAGTTTTTCCACGCCTCGCCAAGCTGTTCCACATTCATATTAGAATGGCTCATTGCATACGCCATCATATCCGCCATTTCGCCGGCATATTCAGCACCAAGTCCAAAGGCTGTCAGATAGTCTGTAACGATATCGGACGCTGCGGCCAAATCCATCTCACCGGCGATTGCTAAATTAACAACGCCCGGCATTGCGCTTAACTGTTGAGTTGCATCCCATCCGGCCAATGCCATATAAGAAAACCCTTCGGAAATTTCGCTTGCCGAAAATTTCGTTGTCCGGCCCAATTTCTTGGACATTTCCTCAATTTGACTCATCTCGTCCGCCGTAGCGTCCGAAATTGCCTTTACTTTAGACTGACTTGCCTCAAATTCTGAACCAACCTGCACGGCATACTCAACGCCCTGCTTTAGAACATCAATGGCCTTTTCCAGTCCCGCCGTTACTACATTGGCACTCAATGCGCCTGTGAATACCGCAACCCCGGCTCCACCCTCGCGGGCACTTTCGCCGGCTTTTTTAATTTCGTTTCCGTATCCGTCTATGCTGGAGGCTACTCCATCGGTGCTGCCTTTTGCCTCCTCAATATACGACGCATATTTTTTGATAGCCTCGCCGGCCTCCAGTTCCTCCGTTTTAGCATCCGTCAGAGCTTTCTGAAAATAGGCGGTCCGGGATTCAGCTTTTTCTACTGCTGCCTCATACTGCAAATATGCCTTGTATGCCTCATCGGTGGCCCTTTCTTGCTCTTCCAGTGATTCCGCTGTCGCCGTTCCGCTGTCTTGCATCTGCTGCAGTTTCTTTTGTGCCTCCGCGTATGCATCCTTCATTTTCTGCATTGACTCTTTCACTTCGTCCTGTTTTTTTGCAGATTTTCCGTATGCAGTCAGCATTTTTTCTTCCTGTTCTTTGGCTCTTTTTTGAATTTCGGAGTACTTTTCCTGCATTGCCCCCAGAGCCTCCAGGCTGTTTGCGTTGCCCTCATACTGTTTTGTGATAGTCTGAATTTCGGATTTCATGGCCGAAATTGAGTTTTTGCAGTTCTGTATACTAGCCCGAAAACTGCTCTCCCCGTCCAGTGTTATGACTGTTCCAATAGCCGTTCTCTTTGCCATTGTCTCACCTCCTGTTACTCAACAATCTCATCAACACCATCAGGGAAATACGTTTTTTCAACCTCCCGTGGCATCTTGAATGTGGATTGCGTAACGATAATATTGTGAATTTTTTTGTATGTATCAAATAAATCCGCCCACCGGCCAAATGTAAGATGTTTTGATTCCTGATATGAAAATCCCATTTTCATAGCCCAGAGATACACCCACTCAAAATCAATGCCGCTGTCGTCATCATCGTCCGAGCCTATTTTCGGTTCGTTTCGGTGAGCGGCTGCCGTTTTGGGGCGTGAATACTCCGCATCAGTTCCTGATACAGCGTCCAGCCAATCAGCCGGAGCGGGGTTTCATAATGACGGTAGATATATTCGGGTTTTAAGGCGTCCATCTTTATTTTGCGTTCCTCATTGTAGACAGTCACGCCCTCATCAATCATGAGCGGCAATGTATAATAGATGGCAGCCACGTCCGGCAGGTCATCAGCAAAAACACGCTCACCATTTTCATTTTCCTTTGTTTTACAAATTCTATTTGCATATTCCTCGATTGACCCATATTTCTCCTGGATTTTTTCCAGGACTGACAGGCTGCATAAAATCGGGATGTCATCTCCGTTAATTCTAACTGTTAAAAAACTGTTCTTATCCATATTGTTCTCTCCTCTATAATAGAAAAGGCGGGCGAAAAAATGCTTCGCTCGCCTTATTATCACTCAGTAATATTCAATTTCTTTTTCAGGTATGCATCCGCTTCAGCATGTGTGGAAAATGTCTTTTCTGTTTTCCATTTGCCGTTTTTATCTCTTGATGCACGACCTGAGATTTTTGAGCCTGTGAATTTGATATCATCACCGGATGTAGTGTATGATTCCTCACCCAGTGTGAACAGACATTTATGCAGCACCTTTGCTACATGGGAACGGACACCGTGAATTGTCTGTCCAACGATAAATCCGTATCCAACATAATGAGGTGCATCAGTATCACCAAATACGACTTCGTCCTTTTCATCCCCGCTGCCGGTTCCGACTTCGTAACCGAACATAACTTTACCTGCTTCAATTGGCAGTGTGTCTGTTTCGATATCAACAGTCGCATATGATAATTTCTTATCGTACTCTGACTGACTGTCGTCATCGGCTGCCATAGAGCCATCTTTGTACTGCGGGCTGATGTTAGTTGAAACTAATTTTCCACATTTCATACCACCTGAGTATGTACCCGCATCAACATCCAGCGGTGCGATATATGGTGTGTTTAATCCCTGATATGCCATAATTTATACCTCCGTTATAAAACGATTTCTGTTGAAAATTGCAGAATTCGGTATTTGTAATCCTCATTGGTGACCACAACCACCTGAGGCTCCTCAAATCCCGCATCAATCAACAGGTCAATAATTTCAAAAATTTTGTCCTGATAGCTGAGATTATAGGGCTGCGTATAATCAAACCTGACGCTTGCAATATGCTCCTGCGCCCGATTATCTGAGAATTCCGTGCCTGAAATTTCGCTCATACTATACGCAACGAATGTATCGGCCGGTCCGACATATTTATCTATATCGTGCGGAACGCCCAGCGTTTCCGCTATATTTTTCAGCCTTTCTAACGGTTTTATGTGCTGGTCAGCCATTTTCATTCCCCCCATATCCCATTCAGGATATTATCAAACTCGTTCTGCATCGCCTCAACTACGGCGTTTTCACTTGCCGCAACCGCCTTGCCAATTACGTCATCCGCCGGGATGACATATGAACGAATCGTAATTCCTTTCTTTGTTTTGTGTTCTTTGACATACTGACGCGTGGTCAAATATATCATCTTTTGTGGATTTTTAATTTTATCCGCCGGTCTTTCATTTCCTGTCGTCGCTCTATATGCCAGATACCACCCGCCGGCGCTCGTCTGCTGCGGGCCGGTGGATTTCAGGCTTTTTTGCAGCGGTCCGGGATGGCGCATCATCTGAGCGTCCAGAGCCTGCGTGAGATGCGGCTCTGCGGCTTTTAATAAATTTTCTGCCAGGTTCGCCCGTTGCGTTCCGCCAAGTTTGGCCTCCATCTCCGCAAAACCCTCGAGTCTTATCTGCCCGGATTTTGTCGCTCGTAATCTTGCCATATTAATACCCCCGTCCCGGCGTTCTCCGTGTACAATCCAGTGCAAAACCGGTTCCACTAATCGTAACCTGCCTGATATCATATATCTGGCCGTCGGCTTCATCCATGAGGATATTTTGGTCCTCATAAAATCGTGTCTCATAGATTTGACTGATTGTATAGCCGGCCTGATTCGCCATTGCCTGCTCGCGGCGGGTGGCATCTCTCACCGTTGCCGGTATGGCATCCTGCCAGGTGATATTTTCAGTTCTGAATCCCTCGCTGTCCCGCTCTACTGATGCAGATACAGGTAACTTTATTGATGTCATCCGTCTCATACCAACCCCTCCATTGTGGCGCCCGGTTGCTCTAATGAAAGACGAAAAACTTTTCTTTCAAATTTTGCAAAATGCCAGTTAGCGGTTTTTGTCTCGCCAATATCTCCGGCCATTTCATAGCATACATAATGCGAAATAGCAGTGATAACGGCGGGGCTGCCCTCGTCTATAATAGACTGAGGCACTCCGCCTGTTCTCATCTCAATTATCGCGTCCGGGATGAGGTCTTCAATTCTCTCATCGTAGACTGTCACGGTTTCCGGGATGCCGGCGTTTTTTTTGACTTTTTTGAGAATTTTTTCTTTTTGTTCGGTCGTCATTGGCCGGCACCTCCTCGTTGTTATTTAATCTCAGTGTCAAAGTGTGCATACACGTATGCATCCGGGTCAGTGACACAAATGCATTCTCTTTCTGTCGCCTTGAACAGCGTTAAATCATTTTCGAATGCATTCAGGTCTCCAGCAACAGCTGAGTTAGATGCTGTAATTGTCATCTGCTGTCTGTCAAAGATTGTAAATGCGGCCTCGAGGTCACCTACAACCAGTGGGGCATAATTCTTAGCGTTGTCATTAACGTTTGGCATAATCTCCTTTGGAACGGTAACAACCTCAATAAGGAGAGCACCTGCAGCGATAATCTGTCTTGTTGGCTGTGTCGGGTCTGGCTGTAACAGCGGGCGACCATTTGCATCCTTCATTTCGCAGAGAATCTGTTTACCGTAGTCATTAGTGATGATTTTTGCCTTTGCGTTATATGCAGAGCCCAGTGTGATATTTACCAGTTTTGTGAGCCCGTCACAGTTTTTAGATGAAACGACCTCATATTTTACGGTATCAGTGGATGTGTCTTTTTTACCGTCAGCAAATGCAGTGAGAACCATGTTATTAGATGTAGCACGGGACATTTTACCCAGCCTCTCAATTAACAGGCTTGTAACATTTGATGCGCTGTCATTGATTTCTTCGGCTGTTGCCGGGATAATTCCTGCGTACTTATCAATTTTGTATGATTTTCTTTCATACTTCGGAGCAGCCTCTACCGGGATTTTTCCATTTTCAGGAACCTTTACAAATCCTTGAACTTTGCTCTTTTTCTGATATGTATACTCGCCAGAAGAAAATCTTGTTGTTTTGTTAGTTACTAACTGCCCCAGATTAAATTCAGCTTCACGATATTTACGGATTCTAACATCAATCTCACGCGGAACCAGATATCCTCCATCTTCGTTGCTGGACTCTTGCAGCCCTGTGTATTCGTTTTTAAATCCTCGTCTTGCCGCATTTGCAAACTTTACTTCTACGGAATCTTCCGGGGTATTCATCGGCTGCGGGTTTCTTGGCTCCTGAACCCCAGCATCCTTCTGCTTCTTTAAATTATACTGTTTCTGCATCTTCTGCAGTTTTGCGAATGCTTCATCTGCTTCATCTACTGTTTCAAGATTTGAACTCAGCTTATCTACGAGTTCAGACTGTGCATGAATTGCATCGCTTAATTCTATCAGTTCCTTATTCATACCTTTTTTCTCCTTTCCCATTTCGGGATATATATTGTTATAGTTGTTCTATATCATATAGAACAAAGAGGGCAAAAGAAGCCCGTAATTATAGACCGTGCCATCAGGTCTTACTTATAATATGACAAATAAAATTCGTTATAAAAAACGCTATTTATAGCATTTCTGCGACTGCTCGTCTCATTTTTTTATCATGAATCAGCTTGATTGCTTCATTAAACCCTTTACGACTATATTGATTTTTACCGATAACAGAACCCGCTTCGTCTTTTCCCTCATCTATCAGATGCGCAAAATAAAATGCGATTTGCTCGGCATCCTTTCTATCCTTACAAGTAGTCAGAACTCTTCCACCATCTGAACCGTACAGAACGACATTAAACTCACCTTTATCACTTAAATGCACTCCAACACCGAGCACGTTTTCTGCAATGATATATGCACCATAATCTGTATGAATTAACATCTCTCTCACCTCCTTTTATAATTCAATTCTATCTAATCCGACCTTCAGAGCCACTGCTCTTGCAGACTTTCTTAGCGTTTCGGCTTTAGCCTTAATCTTTGCCTCTGCCTTTGCAGTCTCTGCGGCTTTAATCTCAGCTTCAGCAGTTTCTTTTTCTTTTCTTTTTGCGTTTTCAATTTCTTTTCTTGCTCTTTCCCTCATTTCCGGGGTGAGTAATGATTCATAAACCGAATTCGTAATCTCAATTGCATCATCTTTGATAATTTCATCGGCAAAATGCAGCTCAACGCATTTATTGGCATAAAACCAGGTTTCTTCCTGCATGAGTTTCAGTAATTCTTCTTCACTCATACCGGTCTTTAGTACATATGCCTGAACGATAGATTTATCGGTCGTTCTTAAAATTTCAGCCATCTTTTCCATATCGCTTGCATTTCCTGCTGCTCTGGTAGATGCACAGTGTATCATGATTCTAGCAACCGGGCTTATCCTTACAATATCGCCAGCCATAGCAATCATACTGGCTGCTGAGTATGCATCGCCCTGTATATCACATGTTACTTTATGACCATTTGCGGATGCTTCACGCAGTGTTGAATAAATTTCAGATGCTCCTGAAACGCTGCCACCCTGTGAAGAAATCTTAACCTTGAGTTCTTCGCCATCATCCAGCGTATCAACTACACCTTTTATCTGCGACGGGCAGGTGTAATTAATTCCCCACCAGTCTAAAAATTCAGCATCATCATCAACAGCAATTTCGCCTTTTATATACGCGTCTTTCATCACTTCTTACCTCCATTGGTCTTTGTTTTAACTTTGTCTTTATATGCAGCCCCGACATCAGAAACAGGTACATATGACCCGTTAATCATCAATGTGTCGCCACCTTCAATATGAGGTTTATCTAGGTAATCTCTAGCCTCATTTGGTGTATAAATTCCACCCTGTACATAATTTTTCAGCACAACAGACTGTTCTTCGGATGACGTCCTCAAAATAGCCTTTTCATTGAACTTATAGAAACAGCCGTTTTTATACTCACTCGGTAATAAAATTTTTGAGTTAATTTCTTCCTCATACATCTTCAACCTGAATGCCAGCGAATCGAGAAATGCCAACTGCTCCGTCTCCACACTGTTGTACTTGGAGTCTGAATATAAATTTATCATGCTCGGCTTCACGCCAAATGCGGCGCAAATCTGCAATGCCGAAAACTTACGCAATTCCAAAAACTGATTATCAACCAGCGAATTTGTTAACGGCAAAATTTCCAATCCCTGCGGAACCGGAACAATTTTTCCTGCTGCCTGAGGTCCCATTAGACGGGATGCAAATTTTTTTTCAATTTGTTTAATTCTGTCATCATCCAGACTTGATGCATACTGCATAACCATTCTTGCGGAAAGCCCATTACGATATAAGTTTCGCAAGAAATCATCTGCAGCCTGCTCACCTTCCATCATATAAACGAGAGAATATCTTGCCGGAAGGCCCATGATTCCATCTTTGGTAAACCAGTTTTTAAAGTGAAAAATTTCGCTTGATTTAAAGACTTTCACTTCTCCGGTATATGGATTTGAATACTCATAAACGATATTTCCTTTTGTTCCGGTAACACCCTTTCCGATATCGTCCATGATTACCTGTACACAGTTATTATCCAACGGATATATACCATAAATGTTATATGTGCCACCGTACTTCTCATCTATCATCTCCCCGTCGATTAATGAAAATGAGTTACCATAGTGCAAACAATTTCGCTCTTGGAGACTCCAAAAAACCGATGCCGTCATGTAATCGTTGGGGCGAAGTGCAAGTAGCCTGTAAGATTCCGTTTTTTCCGGGATGATGATTCCATTTTCTGTTTCCTGAAAGTACTTGAGAGGTAATTTTCCGATTGCCTCTGAAAAATTCTTTATACAGGTATAGTATGTAACCTGTGACATCTCCTCTCGGGGAACTCTATCCGGATTAACCCCAAGAGCAAATAAAATATCTCTGTCTCTCTCCTCAACACTTCTTGCACTAATTGAAAGACTATTTTTTATATCTTTTTTTGGATTTTTATTTTTGCTTTTGTTCTTATTTTTGCTCACGTTATAACCTCCTGCTGTTACCAATCGGCAGCCAGCCACGCATCAATTGACGCTTCCATACGTTTTTGAGATTCTAATTGCTGGTCAATCGTCCTTGCCAATTTGAATGCGCACAATGTAGCATCTACAACGTCAATTCTTTGTTTTGCCTTTTCTTTATCTATAATAATTGCTCCCTGGCTGTTCTTTTTGACAACAGCATTGCTCATCATCAAATTAAAAAGAGGGTCTGGTGTATATATGACATTTCCTTCATAAACATTTTCCCGGAATTCAACTGTTGCATCATTCATTCCGCCATAGTTCTGCGACACATCGTAAACGGTCTGGTCCTTTTCTGATAAAATTTGCATAAACATTGCAGCATTCCATTTATCAACCGCCCAGCAATCAATTATCAATCCGTGATGCTCTGCAAAATCAAAACACCACTGCATAATCGCCAACTGGTCAACGATTTCAGTATTTGTTACCGTTATATATCCCTGCTGCTCCCATACATCGTATGGCTGACGGTCTGAATTAACTCTTTCTATGAGCTTCTTTCGGTTGGGTACAAATGAATGTTCAAGACATGCGTACTTTCGCACCGGCATACCCTCAATGTCCAATTTGTTTTCATCTGGAAACGGAATCATGATTGACACAGAGGAAAAATCTATCTTCGTAGATATATCAACACCGAAAACACATCTTTTTCCACGTAGCGGAAACGGAAATTCTTTAACTTCACACGCTTTCCATTTCTGCATGTTCATATAACCGCTCGCTTTATCCTGCACCCAAACATCAAAAACCTTTGTCAGAAAATCGTTCATCTTGTCAGGCTGATTTAATGCTGTTTTATACTCTCCGCGGATATACTCGATACCCTCTTCATATGTAGCTCGTACAGGATTTGCCTTTATCCAGACTTTCTCATCAACCAGGTTTCTGAAATCCGCATAATCTTCACGGTCCAATTCATAAATATCAGCCAGATATGTATCATCAAAGATATCAATATTAGGGTCCAAAAGAGATTTTACATACTCGTACTCCTGATGGCAGGGGAACGATAAATCGACCCCGGCCGTAGTTATGGAGCAAAGCAGCGGCTCGGTGCTGCCTGCACCATAGAATAGATTGGCGAAGCTGTTATCCACCATCTGATGTCGCTCGTCCAAAATCAAGCAATGGACGTTTGAACCATCTCCCCCGGAACGCCCATCGTCCTTGCTCAATGCTCGGATAAATGATTTTGTTTTCGGGTGAAGAATTAAATTATTTGTGATGCGGAACTTGTTTTTAATCGGCGATTTATCACTGAGCATATAGGGTATTTCATCAAACAGCACGTGTGCCTGTTGCCGTTTGGTTGCTGCACAGTACACTTCACAAAGTTCATTATTTCTTGATGCAACGACCGAAATCTCGAAAATCGCCAACCCCGCAAGGAGCTGTGTTTTCCCGTTTTTCCGTCCTTCCTGCACATAGAACTTCTTAAAACGCCTTCTACCGTTTTTCTTTTGTCTCCATCCGTAAATCTGGCAGATATCAAATTGTTGAGAATCTGTTAAATGTATTGGCTGACCTTTGAGTTCCCCTGTTCTGTGGTACAGATACGTGAACCAGACAATAATTTCATCAGCCCAGTTATCGTCCCAATAGTAGGGGTAATCCTTTTCTGTTTCGCTTCTTCCGATGTCTTTTATGAATCTCAGACATGCATTTTTGTGTGCTTTACATGACGGAATTTTATCAATGAGGCAATCATTCGCATATTTTAAGAGCCTTTCTTTTACAACCTGCCGACCGGCAGCCTTTTTCAGTGCTCGTAATGCCATCTTTTAGATACCTCCGAACCTCTCGTCAATGCCGTCATCCGGATTCTCCTGTACATGTAATGCGCCATATTTCAGCCTTGTATCAACCGAAATTCCGGCTTTTGATGCAAATGCACGCATTTCATTCGCATACTTGATTTGAATATTTATCAGCGGGTTCGCTTTACCTTCTACACAGAGCGGCTGAGTAGATAGCTCTTTTGACGCTTTCTCATAAAGAGATTTACTATTTGCAAATCCAACTAGTGCAAAGGCATCAAGGTCTCCGATAATGTCCATATCTTTAAGAATTTCGCATTGCTCTTTCCATATGTCGCGCGCTCTTTTATCAATCAATTCTTTAGGCGGTCTGGCAGTTAGAAACGTTCTGCTGCTTGTTGCCGCCTCGTTTTCCTTTTCCATAGTGGCTAATTCTTCCTTTGTATGATGCCCTGTATGCAGGGCCATTGGCTTTCTTACACCCAAAACAGCCTCACCTCCTAAAAAAAATTCTGTTTGGAATTTTGCGCAAGGACATCTACGACCGGGCTTCATAGGCCAAAGTGTTCAACATTTTTGCACCCCCCGGGTGTTTCGCTCGGCGTCAATCGCCGGCGATGTCTCTCGCTCTGTCCTCTGTCACTCTCTGCACAATCTCGCGCAGCTCCTGTTGCAAAACATCTTTGAATTTCGTTTTATATCTGTACTCAATACTTGAATGTGTATCGTCCGACAGTGTGATAAGATTATCCATTGACAGTCTGGCTTCCCATCCCTCAGGCGTGGACAACGGCAGGATATGATGCACAGAAAATCCCGGGCGCAACTCGCCTGTCGTATGTAGTACATACTGGTCTGTTCCGTTATCCCGTTCTATGACCTGCTGCCTCACCCGTCGCCACTCGGCGGACGCTCTAAAGTTCGCAATCTTTTTATCCCGTCTAAATTTGTTATAATCTCGCCGATAAGCCGGCTGGCAAGAGCATCTCTCGCCAACCGGTAATATACGTCCGCATCTACTGCAAATCCTATTAATCATGCTGTTACCTCAATGATGCTATCGTCCTCGTCGTCTGCACTCATACCGCTACATATCTCAACATCCATATCAAACAGGGTTAGTTGTCTCTCACCGACAATCGGCTGACCTGTTCCCTCGGCATTACCAAAGAACGCCAAGTTCCTCCGTTTTGCCTCATCCCATAGAATCTCCTGAATTTTTCTTTTATCTCCTCTGTGATAAAGCTGGTCAATCAGTCTATGATTGTCCCGCGATACTGTAATGAGATTGCTCGGGTCAAGTTTACGTTCGGGTGCTTCGTCCAGTTCAGCTATGTGATGTACATCCACACGGTCCGGGTAGACGATGCGGCCGGTTGTGAGATACTCCCACATATCAATACAGCCGTCACGCTCAACCACCAGGTCTCTCACCTGGCGCCATTCCTTGCTGTTATAGAACCGTTGATTCTGAACTTTCTGCTGCTTTGCAGCGATGACCTCTGCACACAGTGCAGTTGATATCTGATTCCGCCGGATGGTCTCCTGCAGGTCCTGTATGTCCTGCTCCTCCTCGCGGATAGTTTTTGTTCTAAATCTTTCATTATTTACATTTTTCATTCTCCTTTCTCCTCTGCGCTATAACGGCGCATGCACCGTAATAATTCACCTGGTGCGTGTTATATTTTTTTGATATATTTAATATGATAAATAATTTTATTTATAAAAATCGCATTGGAGGGGAACATATGAGAACCATAAAAGAGCTAGAGGATTTGTTAGACTGGACAAACAACGAAGAATATCAAGACCTGATGCACCGAAAGCGCATATACCTCTCTGAGCCCGATATGGACTCATTCATGGACCTGCAGAGCCTAGCCCTGGCAATATATAGTGATGCAAAGTTTGCGTTCTCCTGCGGCGATATAACGCTCGAGGAGCTGCATTCAGTTCAGGAACATATCCTTTCCGGGCTCTGGCGATACCCTGAATAAAATGTGTGCACCTATATATGCACAATTGCATAACCTAGCGTGTACACAAAATCAAACAGCTGATTTTGGTCATAAATAAATTTTGGTAATCTTGCTTTACCAAAACCGAAAACTGGGTTTTCGGTGCATAAAAAATAAAAATCAAAGTGCCAAAAATACAGCGGTCCGGCTGCGCTGGAGTGACTAGCGCGGACGGGCTTTTGCTGCTATTTTGTGCACACTGTTTTTTTCTGTGCTGCTGTGCATACGTTTTCTGCACGGCTGCACAGTTTTTTATGCGTAAGGTTACGAAATTTTCCTTTTACGATAACTGCTGCCGGTGGATTTTCATACGCTCCGATTTTTCAAAATTTGTTATATTTCTGCTACTTTCCGCCATAAATCCCGAAAAATAGACAAAAAAACAGCCATTCCGCCGGGCGCATTGCTCAACGGAACAGCCGTCTTTTCAGATTATATTATGTACACTCACAGGAGGCCCGGGGCGAATCCCCTAGACCGGCGGAGGCTTTGGAGGATTCCTCCGCCTTTTTGTTGTACATATATAATATGCCGAATCTTTTAAAAAATAAAAATTTTTTTAAAGAAAAAATAAAAAAAAATGCATACCTTTATTGATACCGAAAGAAAGATAAAAAATGTATATTTTTATGGATACACAAAAACAGAAGAAAAAGCAGAGAGAAAAAATATTAAGATTATGTACACCTATACATATACGACATAGCCGCTGAAAAGTGTGCATATATAGCAGAACATCCGGGCGGCGTCTGGGCGCGGCAGCGGGATTAATGGACATACTATGTAATGCATAAAAAGATGCATTTTATGTGCCCGCTAGTGTGTACATAAAACATAAAAGAAAAAGAAAAAATGCCGGCAAAACCGAAAGGCGCCTACGGCAGAATGTATACACTATGATATACACAAAAAAGCTGCATTTCTGCATCATCTAGTGTATGCATTTTTTAGCACTGAAAGACCATTATCCACCGCTGCCGGCGTGCATAGCCTAGTGTGTACACAAAATGCAGACAATCGCCGGTATTGAATATATAAAGGTATACACAAAAATAAAGAAAAATAAGATATATAAAGGTGTACACTTTTTAAAGATTATGCCTGCTGCCGGCAATACTGATTCCGTGTGCATACTAATATATACACAAAAAGAAACATTTTCAGGGTTACATATGGTGTGCATAAAATGAAAAGAATAAGATAAAAAAAGACAGATAAAGGTATGCATAAAAAAGGTGTACACATTTTGCGGGCAGTACTGAAAGATGGATGCGGAATATGGCTAGAAATGGCTGGAGCGATAGATGAGAGGGACGGAAGAAGGCGGCGTGCACCAATTTATGTGCACAGCCGCCGTCTGAAAGATGCTCAATATGTTCTATAAGTCCCACTTGCCAGGCTCGGTCTCGGTCGCAGCTCGCAGAACACTATCCCGCTCTGTCAATATATCGTGTGCAACAGATGCATATATGTCTGTTGTGAAAGTTAGCAGCTGCTGTATCATATACACTGTACACAACTCATTCATCATCTTTAATTCAAAAACCACCTCGTTAATATTGTCAATATTTGCGACAGTTTTCAGTAAAGCCATCTTTTCGCATTTGCCAACCTGCCGCCCGGTTGCTATCAGCTCAGTAAACTCTATGATATTCACAATTGCTGTATATGTGGCTGGCACCACAATCTCCTGGCGGTCCAGTGCGCCAATGATGCTCCGAATATTCCCAATAAGTCTGTCTCGCTCCTCGTGAATCTCGTGCGACATCGTCACAACGTGCCACTCCGGCAGCCCGGTTTCCTGTGCAATTTGTGCACACGTGGAACCACCCTCGCGCAAAATTTGCCGCGCCCTATCCTCGGCCTGTTCATAGTTCATGCTCTACCTCCTCGCCCGCGGGTCCTCTCGGTATCTGTTCCGATAGTCTGTTGCATATAAATCGTCAAGCAGCATTTTTGCCTGTGTTAAAAAAACATAATCCGGCTCAGATATACATAATCTATGTGCAAGCGATTTTAAATCTCGCTCCTCGTAATGCTGCACCCTGCATGTAATATCCATCTGCTCCCGCATCTCAACCGGCCAGTAATAAATGACCTCGCTCAATGAGCATAACAGGTCAATTGTATCGTGTCTGCGCCGTTCTATCGGTAAAGTTTCCAACTGCAGGTAATGCAGCAGGCCACGGATACGTTGCATTTTTTCACGGGTTTCAAGCGCCACCTCAGCAACCAGTTCCCGAATTTGCTCCGGCGTCGCTCCTAGTTGCAAAAAAATCTCATCCTCTGCACATCCGTCAAATATTAAATTTTTTATGATTTTCCGCTCCCGGTCCGTTAGTTGTTGTGCCATATAATCCCCTCCTGTTTTTCTTTATATATAGATTATATCAACCGCCTGGGGCTACAGCAAGGCGGCGGCTGGGCGATGATTTGCGGGCGGATAATTCGGCAAAAATTGGGACCACTGGACCGGTCCATGATTGCGGATTTTGCGGGCGGCGGGACCGGTAGTAGTAACGCAGGACCGCTCCAGCCGTGTTAATCTCTCCATAAAAGGCGGATATCCTTACAATTTTCTTCAGATTCACACTCTTTCCAATACCTATCATCTATTCAAACTCGTTAAATATCCACCTGGTACAAGAAAAACACGCTCATTTCTCAACAATATACATTTCCGGGACCGGTTGGGACCACTCAAGAAAAAACACCGGTCCCAATATGTTGAATATTTATTATAAGGAAAACACTATATATTGTATAATTATTATATTTTATATACTATATATTGTATATTTATTCATTTATTATTCCTTGGGACCGCTGGGACCGGTGGGACCGCATCATTTTCCCCTATAGAGAAAAAAAAGAAAAAAGCGTATTTTCACAACTATATATTTTTTTCCTATATAATGAAAAATCATTTTTTTTGTGGTCCTAGCGGTCCCACCGGTCCCAAATCCCGCAAATGCCGCAAAAAAGGGCGCCCAGCTGTCGCTGAACGCCCTCACGCTTTATATCATCCTATCGGTGCAAACGGAATATCCTCCGCTAACTCCTCCGCCTGCTGTCGTCTCCGGTCCCTCACATCGGCGGCCGCCTGCTGGAATGGAATCGTGCTGTTGTTTTTGTCTTCTTTTTTTGCCTCTGTTTCATTATCATCATCCGGCAAAATGAATTTTATAACACGAACCCTTTTGCCTAGAATTGATGAAGGCGTCTTCATCCTCGTTGTCATTCTGCCCTCATCATGGATGAGTAAATTTTTTCTTTTCAGATAATCTTTAAATGCTCCAACACTGGCTCCCTCTGAAATTGCAATTTTTTCCAATTCTGACGGAATAAATGAAATTGTTTTTACGGGCTCAGATTTTTTTTCTATTTTTCCGTCTTTATTTACGATTTCACGCTCAACAATTTCTGAATCGTATACACCCCAGAACTCTCCTACATTGTCACTGGTTGCGCCTAGTCCCTCAATCTTTCGCGGATTAGCATAAATTTTATCAATGATTGTATTATAGAATCTGCTCTCTTGTTTAACCTCATCATTATCAGCCATCCATTTAATAACCTCATCAACATCCAGCTGCACATCATCATGAAATAACTCATTTTTTGCTATCTCATCCGTAGCAAGCAAAATTGCCGCAATGTCAATCTGTTTGTTAGTCTTGTCTAATCCTTTTTCTTTCATTTTTTCAGTTATCTTTTTGGCATATCCTGTTACCATCTCACGGATAGCATCAACGCCCATTTTGTTCAGCGCCTCAATAAATTTGATACCTGCAAAACCGTGCGTTTTGTTGAATGGCGCCATAATTTCATCAATTTTTTCTTTTGATAACGGACATCTGTCATCCAGTGTAATCTCAAATAACCTGTTGCTGACTCCACCCTGTCTTGCTGCCTCTCTGATTGACTGCTCGGCTGCAATGAATGTTGCCAGTTTCCAAAATCCAGGTTTTACTAGTGCTAATGTTTTTGTGGCTCTTTCTTTTCCAAGGCCATTTGAAAAGAGCATGATATTTTTATTGAATTTGTCTCGGTCCTTTTGTTCTGTCAGGAGGTTGTAGTCATCAATGATTAATGGATAGCAGTGCAGTGTATCGCACATTGTCTCTGCTGCCGTGTTCGTCATTAATGGTGTTTTTACATACCCACTGCCGTTCTCGTGGTGATAATCTCCAAAGAGTGTTGTTCCAATACTCAAAATAAAACTCTTGCCGCAGCCTGTCGGGCCGTACATATTAAAAACAAATCCGTTGGCATTAGTCATACATACAACCGGTGATGATAGAATTGCTGCTGTCATTAGATTAAATCCCGGAAGATTTCTTTTTCGCATAGCTCGGTATGCGTTCATATATTCTGTCTCACTATAACCGGCATCCGTTTCATTTGGTGTAACTGCTGCCAGTAGTCCCGGAAAATCTGCCTCTCTCTCAAAAACGAAATCTTTTGACATAAATGGCAAAATAATTTCTTTATCTTTCATAATCGCCAGTTTTCTTGAGGACGGAATGCTCGGGATTGCGTTCCGTTTGGATGACTCACGTAGCATTGATGCCATGCAGTTCGTGAACGGTCTCGCCATATCAGATGTAATATCTACACTGAATTTTGCCAGTTTGATTGCCTCAGCCTGATTGACCAGCATATCACGTGTAACTACTCTATGCTGCCAGCCTCTCTCGCTGTCATATGCAATCTCTACACGGTCAATACCGTCGCCTCCGTCTATCGGGTCCAGCAAATAGTTAATTGTGATTGCCCGGCCGCAGGCCTCAATCTTTTTAACTGTTTTTCCGCATTCCTCGAGTCTATAGATTCCCTCCTCATCGTTGCAAATCCAGTCCTCGCCAATATATTTATTACCCGTACACCACTCCGGCATGTTTTTAAATTCCGTTTTGTGTCCAATTCTTCTTTTTTCTTCCAGCTCTGCCGCCTCTCGGTCTCTCATCGCCTGCGCATCAGCGGCAGCCTTTATTTCGTTCTCTTTTTTAATTTGTTTTTTCTTTGCTGTGCAATTTTTTCTGAACATCTGCACTAATGATGTTCCGCCAATATTTTTCGCTCTCTGCTCCAATTGGTTCTGCAGCTGGTTCTGGAGAATTTCGTTTGTGATTGTTCCAAATATTGTTGTATAAAGGGCATCATCGTAAAATTGTTCCTGTTTGGTTACGTTGTCAATTTTCCCCTCGTTAAAAAATTCATAATATGTACCCGTATCAGGTCGCGTTTTCGCCTCAATCGCTGCATTTCTCGCTGCTGTATACTCCGGCGAATCCGGGTCCACATCCTTTTTATTCATTACATTGGCCATCATAGCCATCATTGTTTGCATCTGTTCCGGCGTCATACTCTGAAACATCTGCATCATATCTGTATCTTTCATCATAATTCTGTTCCTCCTGTATGTAATCCGCATGATTGCGGTCTTGTAATATAATCTGCTGAATATAAGAAAAAATGGCATTCCTCCACAGCCGTTTTTTCTCACATATGCAGTATGCTGAAAAATCAGCAACTGCAATACGTGAGTGAGTAAATTTTTAAAATTCTTTTTCTTACACTATTAATATGCCGAAAAAAAATAAAAAAAGAAAAAAACAAGTTTCTGGAGAATGAATGAAATATGAACAGAATATGAACAAAGAAGGCAAAAAAAAACACCCCGGCAGAACACTCTGCCGGGGCTTATCAAAAAATATAATAATATAATAAAGGAGTTTTTTCGCGGGGGTCCAATCCCGCGCTTATGAAAATGAAATAAAATATTTTCAGGAGGCGGTCAGCACCGCCTCACGGCGGCCAGCTCTTAACGCCTCATATATAATATGCAGAATTTTTTTACTTTTGAAAATCGTTTTTATTCACATGCTGCATACAGCAGGTGAATCCATCCATAACAGAAAGCAAGCCGGCAGTACCCGTTCGCAACTGCCGGCTCCATTATGTACAGCACGGGGGACGTCCTGCACACAGTGCACGCTCTGAACTCACGAAAGATTGTCTGTATCCTGTATATCGGAACAAAGAAAGGAAAGAAGACCGATATACTCCGGCGGAACCCACGCCGGTGGTCCAGAAGGTGCACTCTATACGGGGTCTATTCCGGGCGCTGCTGCTCGCTCTGTATCGGGAATGGCTCATCATCTTGATGAACTTTTCGCCGGCTTTTATGTACCAGCTCCTCAACCTCTCGGTATGACAAACCAATTGTCCGGGCTAGTAACAGATGCCGGTGTTTTTTCTGAATACTCTCAAAATCCTCAATCATACTGTCTGTCCCCCTCTTGATGATTTAATTATATAAAAAGCGGCCGCTGGAGTCAAATAACTCTGCGGCGACTTTAATTTTGTAAAAATATTCGGCAAATTTTCCGAAAGCGTGACCGTGATACGATAGTGTCTCGGTCACGGTCCAGGTTCTGCTATCGGTCCAGACCCTCGCGCCTGACCCGCTCCATAAACTGCTCATATGGAATGCCCAGTCCCTCCGGATACGCAATATCATCAATCCGCATTGCCTCCATCTGCTGTTCAGCCTCCCATATGTGTTCCTCAATCAGCCACTGCCGGAATTCTGCATCGCTGAAATTTTCTTTTAATACCGGTTGTTCTCTCATAACATGCCCTCTGTCTCTCTCCGGTATCTGTCCTGCTCAATCCTGAAAAATCTCTCCAAATCATTATTACTAGTTTTTAGATATTTTTCATACGTATCCCGGTTCTCGGCGTGTACATAGAACGGCGCCGTGTAATTGTTCAGACAATGCCAATATGAGACAATGCCGGCTGTTAATGCGTCTCCACCTGATAGTATAATTGCAGAGTGTAGCGCTGTAACCTCTCGCAATGCTCCTGTGATGTCCTCATACGGTTCATGCTCAAATGGTGCTATCGTGACCCGGTTAATATACATCGGTGTACCGTTGTATATCAAATCATGAATATGCTGAATTTGCTCATATGTGATAACATCGTCTATATGCTGCATAGCATACTCCATTGCCCGAAGATGTCCTATAACTCTCCGAATTGCAGCTGCATTTTTCATATCTGCAATATCCCTGTCAATGTTCTCATCTGAATCGTGATAGTACCCAGTGTTATACATCATATCGATTGTGTCACATGACAAAAATTTTTTTAGTGCATTTTTTGCCATTTCTCTTTGTGTGTAATTATATACCCGGCTGCCCCTTCCTGCCCGCAGGCTCCGCCGTAAATCCATTATATAGTGTCTCATACAATTTTCTCCCTCCATACTCCGATTATAGCATAAAAAAGCGCCGGTGGCATAGCGCCCCGGCGAATCTTACTTCAATATATAATTTTCATCTGTAACCACTACCTGCTCCCCGGCATCCAATCTATCTAACAGCTCCAGGAACTGCTCCCATCCGCTCGGATATACACATATACCAATGCCGCCGGCCTCACGAATATGTTTCAGATTGTATTTCTGCAAATCGGTCAACCCGTAACTGGAGCCGCCCTTGACCTCTATGCCTAAAAAGCGCCCGTTGTAACACGCCAGCACATCGGGTATGCCGCGGGGCGTAAATGCGTTCGCAAAAAACTTTACACGCCAGGCGCCCCTGACGTGTAATTCGGCTTTGATTTTATTTTCAAATTGTTTTTCCGCTGCCATTTTCTTTACCAATTCAACATTTGAATGATTACATTAATGATTGATACTATCACTGATACTGTATATATTACCTCAAAATGCACTCCGGGTATAACTGTTGCTAGAATTACGCATATGACAAACATGACGATTAGAGTGATAGCCAATATACATATGCCAGATATAAATTTTCTCATTGCGTTACACCTCGTCTCGCTGCCATGTCCGCAGCTCTCAAATAATCCATAAAAATTTTTGTTGCAATCTTTTTGTCTTTAGCAAAAACAATTTTTGTCATCGGTTTTGGCTCTCCGGTGTAATTGCATTCATATCTGCCAGGCCTAACCAATTCAACTGTAAACTCTCCACACATCACGCTACCTCCTGCTGCTCCATTAATTCTCGCAGTGTCGGTGTGTGATATGTTATCAGTAGTCTGTGCCTTATCACATCGGACATCTCTTTTTCTGCCTCTTCTTTTGAAGCAAACCGGCCCAGAATGTACTCTTTTCTTTTGCTGTCTCTAACTGCCAGCACCCACTGGTGTACGGTTTCTACCGGCTCAGACATCAGATAAAGAGTTTTTGTCTCAGGATATACTCTAAAATCTCCCGGATATGCCTCTTGAATGATTCTTGATAGAATGTCATTTTTTTTGCGAATTTTGCGGCTCTTATCGCTGCCGCCGCGTTTATATTTTTTAAAGATATTTTTCATTTTCTTTTCCTCCCTTGGTTTATTTTACGTGATATTTTCTTTCCATGAGCTGTTTTATCATATTCACCGGTGACGTATCATCTGATGATAATTCCTGCTCTAGCTGTTCGCGTTTTAGGTTGCATGGTACAAATCCATCGTAAAAATCCATATGTAGCTCTGTCAGGTTATGTTTTTTCATGATAGCCAACATTGCGCATTTGAACTGTATCTCAGTTATGAAAAACATCTTTTTGACTGTTTTTTCAAAACCGCCTCTCATCATAGATATCATGATAATTTTGCTCGTCTTGCTGAGTTGTCTCATAGCCGCAGAATCGTTTTTATGTGCTATACTATGAAAATCTTTTATCTGTTGCCACAATGCATTTCTGGTTACATGTATCAGTAAATTATGAGGCAACTCTATATGTGCAACGTTTTTGTGGTATTGTTTCATGATGTCATATAATATGCTGCGGAATGCTGAATATAGCATCTCGCATTCCTCGTCTATCTCTCTGGATATCTCGTTATATTCTGAATCCTCTCTGTTTACATGCGTTCCGAATATAACCTGATTTATTTTTTCTGTCTCGGGCGTTGCGTCAAATTCCATACAAAATTCTTCTTTTTTGATACCCTTGAGTGGTTCAACCTCTTTATACTCCCCCGTTTCTTCATTAAATTTTGCAATTTTTGCTTCGCTTAAACCAAATCTCATTTTTCTTTTCCTCCTTTATTTCTGGTTTTTTTTATTTCATTCCCCTCTATTATTAATATGCTAAATAAAATTATTTTTGAAAATTTTTTGTTTCGCTAATCTTTTCCGCTCTTTTTCTGCCTGTTTTGCGTCATATTCGGCAATTCTATCTCTCAATCTGTCTATATGTATCTGATTTGAACACAGACTAACAATTTTTATTTCATTTTTATGAGCATAGAACTCAATCGCCGCTGACTGCATAACCGGGTCTGCAATGCATCTAAAATTTGAATTCTTGCAAATGTGCCTGATGTACGTGTTAACCTCTACGATTTTCCCTGGATTTGGCGCCGGTTCTGCGTTACTGCATCGGATGACCCAACATCTGAATTTCTTGTTGCGGTTGTAATACGCACCGTCTATGTCTACAATTTTGAACCGTTTTTTGCATTCATCAACAAAAACATCTCTGTTGCTGGCTGTGACTTGCAGATACATATACTCTGGGGCTATCTCGTCCACATACTCAAAAAATCTCTTTGTATATGCCCCGTATGTGTCAAACGCCGCCGGAACCGCCTGCCTGGACAGGATATTGTAACTGCAGGGCGGCTTGCAATATATGCAATCCGCCTGCTTCATTTCCTCTGGCATCTCCTGTGAGATATCCTGTGTGAAAATTGTTGCGAATCCGTGTTTAATCATCTGCGCCACCTCCTGCTGTCCATGCATGCGAAAAATCTTTGTCTTTAAATAATGCTGCCAGGCCTGAAATTTGTTTTAATCGTAACAACTCCTCGGCATCCATTCCTATATTTTTCATAATCCACGCATCTGACATCCCGCTTTCAACTAATTCAGCCACAATATTTGTCATCAGTTCAATACTGTGAGTTCCGCGGGCTCTGTTATGTCTGATTGTACTCGCCATTCTGTCTGATAGCGGTTTGTCTATAACAGATACGGGCAGGCAGCCGCCCTCGCGTTCATAAATGTCTTTATGTTGTTTCATTGTGAGGTATCTATGGTAACCGTCAACAATCTCATATGTGTCTGTTTCTGGTATGTGATAACATACAATCGGCATTGTATATCCATCCTCTAAAATTGATTTATATAATAATTTCATCTCTGGCGGTGCTACACTGTTCGGGTTGTATGCATTCGCCTGTATTTTTTCTATTGGTATCGGTCTGACGTTGTAAACCGGTGATGTAAATTTTTCTTTCATGATTCTCTCCTCCATTCAACAAAACTGATTCCGTATTTATTGGCCTCTCTGGTTACTATAAATCCCTGTTTAAGAAATAAATTTTCTGAATTTCTTGTACAAAATGCAGTTACTCGTGGTGCTCTGGTCTGTTTTAATGCATCCTGCAATAATGCTGCTCCGACTCCATTTTTTCTCATATCGTTCACTACAAAAAATCCTTTTACCCGGTCTGCATATTTTCCTAGATTTACTCCGGATACTCCGACAACCCGGTTATCTTCAACCGCTACGCTCCATATTGTGGCTCCGGTTAATTCAACTTGTTCTTTGTTTGCATGATTTTTTTTTAAAAATTCAATGACTTTGCCATTGTCTGTTGTATGTAGAATCTTCATATCATAATACCTCCTGATATTTTTTTATTGCATTTTTTCTTTTTTCTGTTTCGTTTTTTGTCTGTGCGAATCCCATGTATTTACAGTAATAATCATTTTTCATAATACAAATACACATTCTCTTATATGTCGGAATCCTCCTGAAATCTGTTACATTTGTATCATCCATATAATCCTCAAATTGTACGACTTCTTTTGTCTTGGACCCTCTATTATTTGTCTTTCCTGTGTATATTGCCGGGGCGTTTTCTTCCTTCAACTCTTTTATTGTTTCGGCATCCATCGCGCCGCCAACTTTCCAAGATTTTTTACTTGCCTCCAGTTTCTTCAAATAGTGATTTTTGGTTTTTTCATCCAGTGTATTGAGCAAGAAATAGCAATACTCTTTCCAGGTAAAATGTTCCGGCTTTGTAATACTCCTCCATCCCATCGCGGTTGTTCCACCATACATATTCATAAAATTAACGCCATTTACACGACCGACCATCTTTCCCCAGTTCGCCGGGTCAATCACTCTGTAATATTTCAGGGTATTCGCCGCGCAATCATTAAACGGGCTTGCAACTCTCATTTGGTCTATATTAAGCCCCGCTTGGTAAAATAAATCGTACAACTTGTTGTACGGCTTATTGAATTTTGCGTTGTATATCCAAATATCTTCGGTTTGCCAATCATATAACGGCCAAAATTTCGTAACGTATTTGTCTTGGCAGGAATATGTCTTTTCTTTGTATCTATTAACATCCGGTCTGTGTACGACTCTGTATCTATTCAGGCTCTCCTGCGCTCTTAATCCAATTAAGCTCGCTGTCTTGCCATATTTCTCTGAAAACCATTTGAAGAACCCCGACGGAATCTCGTATTCATCATTTTTTAACTTAAATTCGCAATTGTCTTTATTTATTACATAATCATATTCCGGCATTGGTCTAACCCAAATATTCTTTTTTGATTCATCCCAAGGTACCCAATAACCGCTCTTTACGCTGCATGCACACTGCGCGTGTATTGGTAGGCATAACCAGAATCGCTTTATATCTCCGAATCTCTTAAAAGTTTCGTCAACATAATCTGTTGTCATTTGGTATTGTGCCTCGTAATCCAGGTGTACCATTGCCAATTTATCTATCATGCCGTGTTCTTTCGCATAGTCATAACACATTTCCAGTAATACTCCGGAGTCTTTGCCCCCGGAAAAACTGACCAGCACGTTGTCAAACTCATCAAAGATAAACTTTATTCGCTCCATTGTTGCCTCATATACATTTTTTTCTAAATATTTTTTCATCTTTATTCACCTCTGTTTTCTTTTTTTTTGTATATACCGTATATGCATTTTTTTTGATTAAAATTTAGTGCCGTTCTTCCGGCTCGTTTTTTTCTTACACTATTAATATGACAAATAATTTTATTTATAAAAAACAGCTCACGGTTGACATCCTCTATTCATTCTCATCACTATTATCATCACCGGCCGATTTCCATTTTCCTTTTTTTATTGTCATATATAATATGCAGAATAATTTAAAAAATGAAAATTTTTTCTACCTAAAAATTTTTGTATATTTCTTATTTCCATTTTCTTGTTACGTATATAATATGCTGAAAAATTTTCTGGATAAAAACCGATTTCTCGGTGCTTCCTCTATTCACTCTCATTATTTATAGCACCGGTCAGTTTTTCTTCCTCTTTATCTTTCACATATAATATGCCGAATAATTTTAAAAATGAAAATTTTTTCGCATACAAAATTTTTGCATAAAAAAAAGAGGTTTTTAAACCTCTTTTTCAGCCGACTCCTCTATCAATTTTTTTATGATATCAAGCAGACTTTCCTTCTTGTCCAGATTCTTCAGCATCATACGGTTGATACCTGTATCCGCTAAAATATATCTGTATGAGATATCTGATTCCTGCCCCATTCGTTTGATTCTATACTGTGATTGCTCCATCTTGGCATAGTCAAAATTGATGCTGCTGTATACAATCTCATTGCAGAACTGCAGATTCAGGCCAAATGAACCGCAACCTAACATGATTAACAGCGGTCTGTTTCCGTCCTCCCTGAATTTCTTGATTATCTCTTTTCGCTTTTTTAGCGTTGTTTTGCCGGTAATAACATAACACTCGCATAATTTTTGTATCTGCTTTATCTCGTCTCTGTAATTGCAAAAACATACGCATTGCCGGCCGGTTATGTACTCGGCAACAGCTTCATTTTTGGCCGGCATATTTGCGGCAATCCTTTGCAACTCAGAGAACAGTGTCAGCAATGAATCAATGCTGTAATCACCGTATGCTGTCAAAACCCTCTCTTTTGCCTCTCTATATGCAGTCTGTGAACATGTAACCCACCTCATATAAATGTGTTCTTCCTTCTCAAAATCCAAATCCGCCTCGTATACATACGGGGAACATAATTTAACTAACGCCGGGCGGTTTGGCTCGTAAAATGTGTGATACCGCTGCACGTTGTGTTCGTGTTCTACAAAGAACATCTTGATAAATTCCCTGTAATTCATATTGAGGATTTTATTTGATAGAAAATCCATCTGATTAAACAAATCCCATTCATTACGGGTCAACGGAGTGCCGTTTAATATCAATGCATAATCAAAATATTTTCGCAGCTCTTTCGCCCGATATGTTCTTTTGCTCTTACCGTTCTTGATAAATATGCTCTCATCGGCAATAATGAACATTTTTTTGCCGTCTTTTTTCAGCTTTTCCACTTTATCATGCAGCTTAACGTATTTTTCATTGCTTGAGGCTATTGTTTCATATCCAATGATGTCATACGGGCAGCAGCAGCCCCATTTTTCTATCTCTGCGCGGGCGTTCTCAATAGTGCTGACTGGGGCAATATATAATAGATAATCCGGCTTGTTGTAGTTTACCAGTTCCAGCGCCACTCTGGTTTTGCCGGTGCCCTGTCTCATAAACAGGGCACCGACTTTTAATTTTTTGAACCGCTCCAGGGCGACTTTTTGTTTATCAGTTAATTCAGCAGGCATTCAGGCACCTCCACATTCAGGTCAGCCACATTGATTACCGGCGGGATAATATCGCGGCTACCTCGCTGTCTCTGCTGTCTCTTGTATGAGTATGCGGCATTATATTTTTTATCTGTCTGAATTTTGCATTCAATCGGTTTCTTTGCTCTACATAATCCGGTTTCGCTGTCATATGACTCAAAAACAATCTGCAGCTCCGGCGGGTTTGAGTTGTTCCATCTCTTGCAGTCTGCATACGGCGCTGTAATCTCCTCGTAATTGCCGGAAAACTCGTTGCTTAAAAATCTCTTATCAACGGCAATTTTTATCATTCCGTCTGTGACTTTTTCACCCTCTATGTAATGCATACCATTCACTCGCTCTAATGCCTGCGCCGCTGCATATGATACGGTGTGTTCTTCATACCCGGAAAACTCTCCCTCTGCCTGCAGTTCAGATTCAGGCAAAACAGCCTTTATTCCACATGCAATAATCCATGTCCACCTGTCAATTACTGTCTGTTCGCTTTCCATCTCTCGCTGTTCGTCCAGGTTGTAGATGTCATCCAGGTCATTAATCAGCGCTTCAATATTAATCACGACATTTTGGGGTTTATCTCTTAACAGTCTGATTACGGCATAATCGTCAATCCTGTTCACCTTTCTTACGGTCATTGCATCAATCGTTTTTCCGATTCTGAGCTGCATTCCATGGCCAGCGCTGTTATAGAGGTCATGCAGCCATAACGGAAACGTTTTATAACCGTTCTTGCACTGCTGCTCTATGTACATTCTGATACAGGTAAACATTACCTCGCGCGGGATATTCCCAAAATCGTCATCAACCGCCACATCTAACAACCACATTTTTCGGCCGCTGTGCAGCCCGATTTTCTCCTGCTGTGTCATTTTATTTATATTTTTTAAAATTCTTCTTGCATTTAACATTGTTTTGTCCTCCTGTTATTAGTGTGATTTTTATCTGCACATATAATATGCTAAATTTTTTAAAAAAAAGAAAAGCCGGTGAAAAAAATCCACCGGTTTCTTAGTTTTTGCTATTAGCATTTTGGACAGAGACTCAATTCCGGGGAGCTATCGTTCATATACTGGAGTGCTGTCAAAACCATATCCGTATCTTTATTTGATAATGGTTCAATATTTTTTGTTATATAAAGAATTGTGTCTGCAAAGGTTTTCATACTGTTTTCTGTCCGTAAACAAATTTCCTCCTCTATGGCAATCTGCATACATGACGGGAATTCAGGATGTGGCAATTCATTTATGTCATATGCCATAACTGCATTTTTTAAATTTTTTAACGTAATCTCTCCTTTTTTTGCCTTTTCTACAAGGAAATCCCATATAGCAGAGTCAAATTTTCTCATCGTATATAGCCCGGCAATCATCAGATGTAATGCCGGTGTGGTCAGAAAAACTCTGTTCTTGATACTACACATAGCTGTCGCCATATACAGTTTTCTCATTTTTCTTTTTTGGTCCTCGGACAGTTCTCCTATTGCGTTATCCAATAATCCTAGGTCCTCGAGGACTTTGCTTTTTTCCAGATTTTCGTCAACAGTAATTACGCAATCAGTATGCATTGTCCTTTCTTCTAATTGTCTTTTATTTTTGATTAATTTATTACTCATAACGGTTTTCTCCTTTTCTTTTAGTTAATTTATATGTAATTCCGGTCTTTTGTTCAACCGGTGAATTCATTATATTTAACAAAATTTTGCTTCTGTAATCTCGACTTTACGTGCAACTTTCACAAAATTTTTATGCATTTTTACCAATTTCACCTGTTTTTGATGTCAGTTTTTTGACATATGCCTTGTTTTGAAATTTTCGTCTATTGACAGAGTTTTTGTATTGGTGTATAATACGCAATTCATTTTTTATGCAAAAAAAAGCAGCAGGCTTTCGCCTGCTGCTGTGTCTTATTTATCCAATGCCTCTTTTATTGCTGTTGCTACCTCATACGCCAGATTAACCGGCACTGCATTTCCAATCATCTTATAAGCATCATTCGTGCTGTTATAAATAAATTTAAAATCATCAGGGAATCCCTGGATACGGGCAATCTCCCTTATTGTCATTCTTCTGTATAAGGCCTCTTTACCAGGCACAAAGCGGCAATCGTTTTTGTCGTGTTTTATCATCTTCGGCGCCTGTGGATGCAACTGGCATTGTCTTCCGGATGCCTGTACCGTGAACGCCTGCTCATCCCAGGCCTTGACTCTATTCCTGCTCATAAATATCGGAGAAAATGCCCCGGTGAAATACTCGTTATTGTTTATTGCTGCCGGGTTGTGTTTATTTTTATCTTCTGCCGGTATTGCTGTGAATTGCAAATCCCAGATTGTATCCCTTAATGTTATCTTTTTCTCATCGTCTGCTGTAGAACCCTTCGGGAATTTAAATTCAATATTTAAATCTTTTCTGAATCCTATATAAAAGACCCTTTTTCTTTCCTGCGGCACTCCGTAATCTTTTGCGTTTACAAGAGTCATTGTGACATCATACCCGCATTCTTCAAAGAGCGCCAGGATGTTCTGTACTGCCTCGGAGTGTCTGTTCGCCAGCATCCCACTTACGTTCTCTGCCAGAAAGAATTTTGGTTTCACGCTTCTCAGAATCCTTATATAATCAAAGAATAACTGCCCGCGTGCGTCATTAATGCCTCGCAACGCTCCTGCCTCTGACCAGGACTGACACGGCGGTCCGCCTATGATTCCGTCTATATCTTCCGGGAATTCTGTTTCATTTACCTTTCTGATATCTCCCTCAATGAGATGTGTTTTCGGGTGATTTGCCTTGAACGTATCCCAGATTGTTTTGTCGTATTCGTTCGCAATCGGTATCTGAAACCCTGCCCTTTCAAACCCCAGGTCTAATCCGCCGCAGCCGCTAAATAAACTTATTACCTTCATTTACTTTTTTTCTTCCTTTTTTGTACTTCTTCTTTTGTCATTATATATGTTATGAGTTTTGCTCTTCTCAGTTTTGCTGCATTGTCAGGGTCTTTAACTTCAACATCCTTAATATCAAAAGAACCTTGCTGAATGTTTATTGTATTTAACTTTTCACGGTTATCTAATTTTTTCCATTTTTCTTCATTTATGATACACATAAACTCAAAGCCATTCTCATTATTTGTCTTAAATACGTAATTGAACGCCTTCCACGGATTATCAATTCCCCACATACCTCTGACCCTCATATATGTAATGCCTAACGGGTCTACTCTGTTTATATGTCCAAGTTCTGCCGTTTCTTCAAAACCTACGTTTTGGATGCTTTCAACGCCTTCTTTTATGCGGTTCTTTAATCCCAGGTAACACTCCTCTGATGCGCAATAGTCCAGGCCATAGACCATACTTACCTTCTTTAAATTCTTTGTCCCTTTCTGTACTACGCCGACGATATATAACATATCTTTTTCTTCCCAGTCTTCGGCTTTTCTGCACGCGTCTGTAATCATCGTGCTTGTTTGTTTTAATGTATGTTTTGGATAACTACTGTTTAGTGCCAGCGCGCTTCCAGGGCTTTCAATTTTCTTTACCTCAATTGCATCTCCGCCTTTAAGCATCGCATCTGGCGGGCTCGCATTGCTTCCAAGATAAGAAAACACCTCATTTAATTTCTTTACTCGGTCTGCATCATCTAAATCAAAAGACCCGGCAAAAAGGTCTTTTACATATTCTTCTAATGCTGCCCCCGCATTGTTCGCCCTGTTACTCCCTATCTTGTACTCTTTAAGGTCTGTCACCGGGTTTTCTACCAGCCTCATTATTGCGTCTATGATATTCATAATAACGCTTCCTTTCCTTTGTTTAGTTATAGTCTCTATATTATCATGACTGTAGAAAGCGTTTCAATAAATTCGGCAAAAAAAATAAAAGTCCCAGGTTATCACCTGAAACTTTTACTGCTTTTACTGCTTTTATTTCATCATCTTTTTAACAATTTTCATAAATTTCACTTCATCGTCAATGACTTTGCATGACGGATTCCCTACAATGCTGATTGTTACACAGCTGCCCTCAGTCTCCTGAACTAATCGTGTGACCTGCTCATCAGTATGAGTCCCGCCGGCAGTCCTCAGGGCAACGGTTTTTTTAACATTTCCATTTTTTCCCTGTTTTTGTGCAATTATGTATATAATACCAGGTTCTCTCGGGTCAGGGGTATATGGATTGTCATCTATAATATAGCCCATGTTGTTCACCTCGTTTTTTCTTATTATAATCTACATTAGATTATAATTCAAAATTTTCTTTCTGCGGCTCGCAATAGTCATGTATGAACTGCAAGCGGGCTGCCTCTGCCTCGGCGTATGAGTCAAACGGCATCGGTCCGGATATTTTACGATATGTTTTCTCACCGTCCTCTATATCAATAAATTCATACGCCAAAACTGGTTTTCTGATAAATTTTGCTAATTCATCATAGCTGTCTATCGTCCGAATATATTCCATTATTTCATCGAGAGAACTGGCTTTGATTAATTCAACGATTTTTATTCTATCAGGCTGTAAAATTCCACTCATGCTGCAACACCTCCAATCTCTCCATATGTACGGGCAAACAACTGTTCGCTGTAATCTCTACGCTCTGCCAGCGTATACAGGATATCCTCCTCAACGGAATCCTCGCATATAATCGTGTAAAAAATACAATTTTTCTTTTGTCCGATTCTATGAACGCGCGCTTTTGCCTGCTCGTAATCGCTGTATGATAGACACAGGCTGAAAAAAATGCATATCCGGCTATTTTGTAGATTCAATCCCATTGACCCTGCTCTATACTGCACGCAGACGACCGTTCCTGGAGTTCCAGCGTAATATGCGGATAAATCCCTGCCGCTACCGTTTACGACCGATAACGGGCGCTTTAAACGCTCACAGATGACTCTCAGGATGTCCAGTTCTGCTGTCCAGTTGTAAAATATGACCACCGGCTCGGTTCCGGCCTGCAATAGCAGTTCCTCAACCGCTGCCACTCTCTCCGGATTGTAGATACTGCATAGCTGTCTTGCCCTCATCATTTTTGTCAGGCTGTTGTCGCCTATAATCTCCTCATCGCCAATAGTGATTATTCCGTTTTTCATAAACTTTTTATAATCCATTGTCCTTTTCTGCCTTATGTTCTGCTCTGTTACCTCTGGTAGTTCAACGCCGGCCTCCTCCATTGTAAGAAAAACGGTCCCGTGTTTTTCTAGTTCTTTATGTAATTGGTCTATGTTCTTGTATCCCTGTATGATTGGAATCACTACCCAAGGGCGGGCGGGGTTTGTCCACTCATACACATCACAATAATCGTGTAAAAATTCGTCTTTTGTTATCGGCCAGCCTAACAGGTGCATTGTCGGTATGAGACATTCCATTTTACCTCCGGTTGCCGGGGTTCCGGACAACATAATTTTATGAGCGGTGTCTGATTTCAGCACAGATTTTGTCCGCTGACTTTTCATATTACCAATCAGCGATGACTCGTCGCATATCATCGTTACGTCATTTGAATTTGCGTTTATGTACTCCCTAAGTTTTTTCGCGCATCGCGCTTTATACGCATCGTAGCCAATCACAATGCATTTTCTCTCACTACATGCAATAAATGCGTCAATCCCGTCAGATTTTGTTTTTTTGTACCCGTTAAAAACCTTTCTTTCGGTTTGGCTACTCAATTCATCCAGCCACTGCTGCACGGTTGATTTGAGTACCAGACAGACTAACACGGGGTTATCATATCTCTCGCTCTGCTCAATACTCATCAACGTTTTACCTGTACCCATTTCGGCGGCCAAAAGTGTATTGTCAAAATTTTTTATCTTTTCCAGCGCCGCTTGCTGGAATTTGTATAACTGTTTTTTCTCTTGTTTTTTCTCTTGTTTTTCTTTTTTCATTCTCCTGTAGCCTCCTGTTTTAGTGCTACAGTTAATATGCAGAATAATCAGAAAAAAAGAATTTTTTTTGCGGCGGATATCTCCGAAACGGTTCTTAAATTGTTTTGTTTTAATTGTGTGTTGAATTAATACAATTCAGAGCATAAAAAAACAGCATCGGGCCGAATTTTGCTTGATTTTCGGTCTAATGCTGCTGATATTATTTCTCATGGGTGTTGTCACCCTGTTGTCACCCTGTTGTAGAGGCAGCGGAAGCGGCGATTTTACGGGGTTTTTTAGACAGTAAAAAAGACAGCGGGATAAGCTGTCTTTTTTGGAGAAGGTATTTCTTCTTATGGGGTGTAGCAAAAACTATATAATGTATTGGGGGGTTTTTACGGTTATTATAGTACCATGACTCCCTCCAAAAGTGTGCACAAACTTCACAAAATTTAGTATTTGTTTTTGTGCACTTTGTATGCCCTATTCTTGAGGCATTTCATTTTTCGCTGTAAAAAGTGCCTCAAACTCATCGCGCTGAATCTTTTCCTTCTCTAAAAGAAGTGCTGCACACTTATGAAGAACATCCATATGCTGAGAAATAATCTTTCTTGCATCTGCATGGCAACGGTCAATAATATCATAAACCTCTTTGTCAATCTCTTTTGCAACTTCTTCACTGTAGCTTCTGGTATGTGCCAGATCACGTCCGATAAAGACTTCATCTCCGTCATCCCCGTAAGTGATCAGCCCAAGCTTGTCAGACATACCATACTGCATGACCATTGCACGTGCTGTACTGGTTGCACGCTTAATATCATTTGATGCACCTGTTGTAATATCCCCAAAGATGATTTCTTCAGCAACACGTCCACCCAGAAGTGTCGTAATATCCTGCAACATCTTGCCTTTGGTATTAAACATGTCATCATTTTCAGGAAGAGGCATGGTATATCCTGCGGCTCCCATTCCGGTAGGAATAATGGAAATCGTATATACTGGATCCATATCCGGAAGTACATGGAATAAGATCGCATGTCCGGCCTCATGATATGCTGTGATCTTCTTCTCTTTCTCAGAAATAACTTTGCTTCGTTTCTCTGCCCCGATACCAACTTTGATAAATGCATGCTTGATATCCAGCTGTGTAATATAACTGCGTCCTGATCTGGCAGCCATGATCGCAGCCTCATTCAGAAGGTTTTCAAGATCTGCCCCTGTAAAACCGGAAGTTGTCTGCGCGATCTGTGCAAGATCCACATCTTCTCCAAGCGGTTTGTCTTTTGCATGAACTCTGAGGATTTCTTCCCTTCCTTTGATATCCGGGCGGCCTACTGCAACCTTACGGTCAAAACGGCCAGGACGAAGAATCGCCGGATCAAGGATATCCACACGGTTGGTAGCCGCCATAACGATAATTCCTTCATTTACACCGAAACCATCCATCTCTACTAGAAGCTGGTTCAGAGTCTGCTCTCTTTCATCATGTCCACCACCCATTCCAGTACCACGTTGTCTGGCAACTGCATCAATCTCATCAATAAAGATGATACATGGTGCATGCTTCTTGCCCTCTTCAAACAGGTCACGTACACGGGATGCACCGACACCGACAAACATCTCTACAAAATCAGATCCTGAAATAGAGAAAAACGGAACTCCCGCTTCTCCGGCAACTGCTTTTGCAAGAAGTGTCTTACCTGTTCCAGGAGGTCCTACAAGGATCACTCCTTTCGGAATCCTTGCTCCAACATTTGTATATTTCTGTGGAGCTTTCAAAAAATCAACAACCTCGACCAGATCTTCTTTTTCTTCCTGAAGACCTGCCACATTCTGAAATGTAACTTTTTTGTCATCCGGCAGCATCATTCGGGCACGGCTCTTTCCAAAATTCATCATCTTGGCATTACCTCCGCCTCCTGACATCTGACGGTTCATCATAAGAAACAGGAAAATCACCAGCCCACCTGTGAGAAGTACCGGAAAAAATGTTGTCATAAATACACTTTCCTGCGGAACATCTGCCACTTCCGGATGAATGCCGTAGCCTTCCAGAAGCTTCTGTGCGTCTTTAACATCTGTTACATATACTTTTTTCTTCCCTTCACCTTCGATATCCGCAACAACGGAACCGGTAGGCACTTCCCTGTTCTGGTAGATTTTTGCAGAAGAAAGCTTACCATCCTCTGCTGCCTGTTTCATACTTTCCATTGAGTAACTGCTCTGTGATGCTACCTGATTGTTCAGATAAAAGTATCCGGCAACCAACATCACGATCAATACAAGATACAGGCCAATTCTGCCTGACTGTTTATTCACCTGCTGCTGTCTCCTTTCAATCCTGGTTTTCTAATTCAACCACCCCGATAAACGGAAGATTTCTGTATTTCTGTGCGTAATCCAGACCATATCCTACTACAAATTCATCCGGAATATTAAAACAGCAGTAGTCTACTTTTACGTCTTTTACCCTGCGTTCCGGTTTGTCCAGCAGTGTGCATAGACGGATGCTGTTAGGATTTCTTCCCTTCAGGATTTCGATCAGGTAGCTGAGAGTTCTTCCTGAGTCAATGATATCCTCCACGATCAGAACATCTTTGCCGATCAGCGGCTGATCCAGATCTTTTACGATTTTTACAACACCACTGGATTTTGTATCATCACCATAGCTGGATACTGACATAAAATCAAGGGATACCGGAACAGTAATTCTCTTTGCCAGTTCACAGGTAAAGAATACGCCACCCTTCAGAACACAGATAAGATGTATTTCCCTTCCTGCATAATCCCTGCTGATCTGGGCTGCGATCTGCTTAATTCTTGCATCCACTTCTTCTTCACTCAGTAAAACTTTGATTTTTTCACTCAT